TCACGGATTGTCAGCGTCCACAATTTGTCCACGGTGATACTTTGGCGGCGGCACTGGCGAAGTCAGGGTGAGGTGAATCCACCCTTCCACCGACTCATCCTGATATTCAGCGACAACGTGTAACCAGCCCTCTCCATTGTTTTCCTCCACCTCAACAACCGCACCAAGCTGCAACTGTAGGATGATCTCAGCCTTCTTGCTGGGCTCAGCGCGGAGCCTTGCACCGTTGCGATTCACGATCCGGTAGGAGTCGGCTAGCAGCTGTCGCTCATAGTTGGGCAACTGGGCAGCCTGCTTCGGAACATCTGCAGGCACCGTCGCGTTTGACATCAACGCAGTCAGGTAAATGAGCGCCATGCAAGTATTGAATATACGTAGAAGCATGTCCCAAATTGCCACAATCTTGAGATATACAAATTGTAAGCGTTGCGTCGCTGGCAGGGACAACGATTCTGGATGCCCTTCGGATAGAGCCTGGACGATTTCCAGATCAACGTCATATGTGGGAACGGACTCTAGCGCTGCGAAGTCCCCGACCTCCAAACTATCAAAGCCCTCGGCCTCCACCCGCTGGGAACTTGGAGCGTTCTCGTCATCCGACGTCACCAGATAGCTGGCCAAGGCTGACTCGCGGATCAAATCTTGGTACGAGCCGAGTACAGCAGAAAGCTCTTTTTGCATCCGAGCTGTAGCCGCAACCTCTCGCATCTGAGCCAGATACGACGGGTGAGCCAGCGTAGCCGCCGCCGCACGCAACTGGGTCAGATGCGACGGGTTGGTCAGCGCCGCTATCTCCTCCCGCATCTGCGTCATGTGCAACGGATTGACCAGCGCAGCCGCCGTCTCCCTTGCCTGAGCCACATACGATAGATCAGCTACCGCAGCAGCAGCCGCACGCAGCTGGGTCAGATGCGACGGGTTGGTCAGCGTCGCTATCTCCTCCCGCATCTGCGTCATGTGCAACGGATTGGCCAGCGCAGCCGCCGCCTCCCTTGCCTGAGCCAGATACGACGGGTCAGCCACCGCAGCAGCCGCTGCACGCAACTGGGTCAGATACGACGGGTTGGTCAGCGTCGCTATCTCCTCCCGCATCTGCGTCATGTGCAACGGATTGGCCAGCGCAGCCGCCGCCTCCCTTGCCTGAGCCAGATACGACGGGTCAGCCACCGCAGCAGCCGCCGCACGCAACTGGGTCAGATACGACGGGTTGGTCAGCGCCTTCATCTGTTCCTGGATCTGAGCCAAGTACGACGGAGTGGACAGCGCTGCTATTTGTTCGCGAATCTCGTCCATCGGAGAGATAACTTGAATCTTCCTAAGAAGGTCTTTCTTGCTGCCAGTCATAGGCACATCCCTGTCATTGAACGGAAGTAGGTGGTGGGGGCTGGGTTGCGAGAGGATTCAGGTACACCACATCCGCCAGATGGCCGGGGCTGAAGTGCGCATATCGCATCGTCATGGCCAGCGAGGCGTGCCCCAGGACACGCTGCAGGGTGAGAATGTCGCCGCCCTTCATCATGTAGTGACTGGCGAATGTGTGCCGCAGCACATGCGTTAGCTGGCCGGGTGGTAGATCCAAACCCACCAACTCCACGGCCTCCCCGAACTTCTTGTAGCAGTCCCCGAAGGGGAGCGCGGCTAAGATCCGGTCCTGCAGATCCTTGGTTATCGGTACGGCCCTGTTCTTCGAACTCTTCGTCTTCGTGTACTGGATCCGCCCGGCTCTGACCTGGCGTGGCGTCAGCCCCTCAGCCTCGGACCATCTAGCACCAGTGGATAGACACACCTCAGCCACCACGCGAGCCTTCGGTGAAAGCTCCTGGAGCGCCTGCAGCAGGGGAGGAATCTGCTCGGCGGCCAGGTAGGCCATTTCGGTTTCGTCGAACTTCAGTTGCCGAACCTTCCCCACCGGATTGTCGCCCCTCCACTCCCCCAGCCGCTCCAACTCGTTGAACATCGCCCGTAGATACGCCAGCTCATGATTCAGGGTATTGGCGCTGACTGGCTTGGCCTTCTCGCCCTTCTTCCGGCCGCTACCGGCGTTAGCACGCCCATGCAGCCCCTCCAGGCGCTCGGCCCGGTACTGGGTAAAGTGGCTGGTGTTGAAATCCGAGGCCGTAGGGTCACCCATGCGATCTGCCATAGACTCTAGGGCTCGCCGCCGCTCTTCCCCACTCTTGAGTGTGCGTCCATATGACTTGAACCAGAGCCCGACCAGTTCGGAAAGCCGCCGCTCGTCCCGCTTTGGGCGGCGCTCGAACTCACCCCGGGCACCATCACCCATCACTCTGTTCTGGTAGTACAGCGCTTCATTTTTCGAACGGAATTTCTTCCGCACCCGTGGGCCCCCACGTCCCTCTGGCCGGCAGTCCACCAGCCATTCTCCAGACTCCAATTTCTTAATGGACACGCTCTTACTCCGGACTGACTTGGCCGCACTCAGGGGCCGTATCACCGGTCATTAACCAGAGTGTGTACTTCTTGAACCTCGGGTGATTCGTGATCTTCAGCACGGGGCCCAGCCCCATGTCTGTAATGGATGCCTCGTACTTCTTCCAGGAACTGAGGCTGATATCCACAAGCGCGCAAAACTCCACCTGAGTAAGCCTTTCCGTAGCCCTTATCGCCTTGAGCTTCGCCGACAAATCCACTGCTACCCCCTCTTGACAGGTTCCTTGCTTGGAACCAATATCTGGTTCCAAGCAAGGAACTTTGATTGTCTATGTTCCCCATAAAACCGAGAGAGGTTAGCAGAATGAAGATCGTCATCGACACGCCATACGTGACCGTAAATGAGTTCATCCGCCGTTCTGGACAGTCGGATAAAGCCGTCCGGCGGGAAATCGAGAAGGGCAACTACATCATTCGCCCGAAAGAGAACGAGAGTCTGAAAACAGCGGTTCTCATCAACATGATTCACTTGGCCATGGAGGCTGCCGAACAAGCCGAGCGTGTGCGCGCCGAGAAGAAGACCAAACCCCAGGCCGCCCAGCGCTAAGGGGCGGCCATGAACTTCGAAGATATCTATCGGCTCGATGTGATCCAGGCCCTGGAACACGACCAACAGCTGGACTTCAAGGACATCGGCGACACCTACCTGCAGAAGGGCGTGTGCCCGAGCTGCGGCCACCGCACCCTGTACATCAGCCGCAAGCAGCCCTACCAACTGGCCTGCAACCGGCTGAACGAGTGCCGGCACACCGAGAAGACCCGCGAGCGCTACAGCTACCTGTTCGAGAACCTGAGCGATCGTTTCCCCCGCACCGAGGCCAACCCCACCGCCACCGCCGACGCCTACCTGCAGCGCAATCGCGGCTTCGACACCAGCAGGATGAAGGGCTGGTACACCCAGGAGCGCCGCAAGCTGGCCGACGAAAGCTGGGGGGATACCGTGCGCTTCCCTCTGTGCGACGGCTATTGGGAACGCCTGATCGACGCCCGCGCGGTAGCGCGCAACGACGGCGCCAAGGCCGGCATCAAGTACGGCATGAGTTACAAGGGCCAGGGTTGGGTGCCGCCTGGGCAGAGCTTCGAGAAGAACGACCGGGTGTACATCGTGGAAGGGATCTTCCACGCCATCGCCCTGCACCTGGCCGGCTACAAGGCCATTGCCGCGATCAGCTGCAACAACTTCCCCTGGCAGATCATCGAGGCCAACCAGGGAAAACTGATCACCTGGTGCATCGCCCTGGACAACGACAAGGCAGGGCGTGCCGTGGTGGGCAAGTACCTGGCGCAGATCCGCAAGCAGAAAGAGATCGGCTGGGTGGCCCTGGGCGACCCCGACCGCGACTGGGACGACGTGTACCGCGACGGCCAACTGGGCGACGCCTACCTGCAGGAAGCCTGCTATCAAGGCCGCCTGTTCTGCGCCACCTCGCCGATGAAGAAAGCCTACCTGGTCTACCTGAAAAAGCGCACTGGCTTCTTCCTGGTGGAGTTCGGCAGTTGCCTGTACGCGGCGCGGGTGAACCTGACCGAACTGCAGAAGGACATCGAGGGCAGCGACATCGAGGGCCACCAGGCCGAGTTCGCCAAGCACACCACCATCGCCGAGGTGGCCAACTGCGTACCGCGCTTCGAGTACATCGAGCGCGATGCGGTCACCAGCGAGCAGCGCTTCTTCTTCAGCTTCGAGTTCCCCAACAGCCGGCGCAGCTGCCGTGAGGCGCTGCCGCCCAGCTCGGTGAACGACCCACGCAACTTCGCCAAGGCACTGATCGAAAAAACACCCTTCGGCACCTTCGACGGCGGCGAAAAGGTGCTCTCCATGCTGCGCAAGGAATGGCAGCGCGACGCCCGCACCGTGCGCACCCTGCCCTTCATCGGCTTCGACGACGACACCGCCGCCTACTGCTACCCCACCTTCGGCTACCACAAGGGAAAAGAGATCATGAGCAACGACCACGGCTATCTCGACGTGAACGGCGAGGGCCTGAAAACCTCGGTGCGCACGCTGCCAGTAGTGCGTGGTGGTGACTTCGATCCGGAGTGGTTCGCCGACTTCCGCGCCGTGTTCGACATCAACGGCCTGGCGGCGCTGGCCTGGTGGACGGGCTCGCTGTTCGCTCAGCAGATCCGCGCCGCGCAGGCGTCCTGGCCTTTCCTAGAGCTGACCGGCGAGGCCGGCGCGGGCAAGTCCACCCTGCTGCGCTTTCTGTGGATGCTGGTCGGCCGGCGCAACGAGGAAGGTATCAAGCCCAGTGGCAGCGGCGCCTCGGCCATCGGCCTGCTGCGCGCCATGGCGGCCGTCAGCAACCTGCCGGTGGTGCTGCTGGAGTCCGACAAAACCAGCACCGACGCCCTCGGCCGTGAGGTAGTGGTTCAATACAACTGGGAGGACATCAAGCCGCTGTTCGACTTCAACGCCAAGCTTCGCGTAACCGGCGTCAAGAGCACCGACGCCAACACCGAGGCGCTGCTATTCCGAGGGGCCATCTGCATTTCGCAGAACGCCAAGGTGGAGGGGCACGAGGCGATCATCACCCGTATCGTCTACCTACACATGACCCGCGCCCACCACAGCACGGCGCTCAAGCCACTGGCTCAGCGCCTGCGCGGCATGGAAGTGGAGGACGTGGCCGGCTACCTGCGCGCCGTGCTGTGCGACGAATGCGGCTGGCTGGAACGCTACTTCGCCGCCTTCGAGCACTACGAGCAGCGCTTCCAGGCCAACAAGGGTGTAGAGCACAGCCGCATCGTGCATTGCCATGCCCAGGTGCTGGCGGCCGCCAAGGCCACCCAGGCGCTGTTCCCGGCCTGGACGGACAACGACCTGGAGGCTCTGGCCAAGCACCTGGAAGGCTGCGCCCTGGAACGCCAGCAAAGTATCAGTGCGGAAAACCGCAGCGCGGCGCAGTTCTGGCAGATCTATCACTTCCTAAACGAAGACGTAGTGACCACCACCGACAGCGACGGCACCCGCGAAGAGATCCGCGAGCGCCTGAATCACAGCAGCGACCGCGACCTGATCGCCATCAACCTGGAGCACTTCCAGCAGGCCAGCCGCCAGGCTGGGATGGAGGTGATCCCCGCCGTCACCCTGCGTCGCGTGCTACCGCAGAGCACCACCCACCGCTTTATCGAGGTACGCAAGGTGCGCTCCAGGCTGGAGAAGCGCCCCCTCAACTGCTGGGTGTTCGCCAAGCGGGGAACGGAGTGATGAATAGCGGGATGAAAGTGGGTCGGGGTGGGCCTGGAAGCGGTGGGAATGTTTTGTGCGCACTCCCCCAATCTGTCCAGAACATCCGGAACATTCAGAAAGAAGAAGAGAAACATCAACAAAAACAAGGCCATACAAGAGAAAACCTGTTCCACCACTACCGGAACAAGCCAGCCAGCACCGGAACGCAATTGATCCCCTTTGTTCAGGCTTTTTTGGGATTACCGGAACACTCCCTGGAACGCTACAGCCTTAGTGCCACAAGGCTTCCAGCGATTCATTGGAAAACGCCCGTCCAGAATGTTCCACCAGTACCGGAACATTTTAAAAACTCTGGAGGCCGCGCCATCCGGGGCTTCCAGCCATGCACCTAGTGCCTGTTCCGGATGTTCTGGACCTGGCGAGGGCATACGCAGAAAACATTTTTTCAGGAGAGAACAACGATGGATGCCACCCAACCACTCGCCCAGGAACTGCCCCGCGTGTGCGGCCCGTTCAACCTGGCCAGCAGCACCGCGCACCAGGACTTTTTGTACTGGTGGTGGCGCGGCGCCAAGCTGCTGCGCCTGCCGCAGCTGCAGCCCCGGCCGGACCGTCACTGGGAAGTCCCCGAGATCGAGGACGACCAACTGCCACAGATGCTGAAAGCGCTGCACGCCCTGGACGAGCCCCGCCAGGCGCTGCTGCTAACGATGCTCGCCCTGGCCGGCTTCAAGCGTTCGGCCTGGCTGAGCCAAGAGGCCGGGCTGGAGTTCGGCCAACTGGCCGCCTGCAGGCTCGGCCACGACGTGTTCCAGGTGATGGTCGGCCTGCTGGCCAACCACCGCGAAACCCCCAACCACTGAGAAAGGAGAACCACCCATGAACGAATCCATCAGCACCGCCATGGCCAAGATCTACGCCTACGACCAGGAGCGCCCCGCCCTGATCGCCGCCGGCAACCAGGCGCTGGTCCGCCTGGCCCCCATCGCGCTCCAGCCGACCGACCAGGCGCGCACCATCGGGCGCTTTCTGCTCGGCCTCTACAACGGCGAGGAATTCCCCTTTGACCTGACCGAGCTGCGCGGCCTGGACCTGGATCTGTTCCAGGACTGCCTGTCGGTCCTGGTCATGGACTACAGCCCCGAACTGGAGGTCCACGAACGGGTCCCCAACGGCGACGCGATCTGGCAGCGCCTGATCGAGCTGTGGGCACCGGAAGCGGCGTAACCCCTCAACCACCAACGAAGGACGACACCATGAACAACCAGAACAACCTACGCAGCCTGCTGAAAGCCCACCTGGCCCATGCCCTGGTAGATCGCTACACCACCAGGGTCTTGCGAACCCTGGTCCCGGCGGCGCTGTGCCACACGGAAACGGGCGCCATCGTCGGGCGCTTCCTGCTCGGTCTGCACGACGGCGCGAAACACCCTTTCAACCTGAACGAGCTGCGTCGCCTGGCGCCGGAACTGCACGAAGACTGCCTGCAGATCCTCGCCCTGGACGGGACCGACATGCTGGACCTGAGAAAGAAAATCGAGGCGGGAACGGACGGTGCCGTCGTGTGGGATCTGCTGAACAACATGTGGGCGCCGCAAGCGCCGAACGCCTGACGGCGTGAAGAAGAGGCGTCGAGGAGTAGCCGCTCCCCGACGCCAACCACCAACCGAGGAGAGTCACACGATGACGAAACACCCAAGCGGTAGCGCCGTAAAGGCTACCACAGCACCGCGCCACCTGGTCGCCCTGGCCATTGTCGGAGGCGCCCTGATCGCGTTCCAGGTCAACAAGACCGACGCCACCCGGGCCAGCCTGCAGAGCGTCACCGACATGGCCCGGCGCCTCGGCCAGTTGAACGACCAGGACGTCTCAGTCGTCGCCCAGTTGCTGGCCCGCCCCGCCCGCACCGCCCGCACCGCGGATCCTGCTACCCAGTTCGGAGAACACACCCATGTCTAACTCCCGTACCGCTGAAAAGTTCGTTGTACGCCTGCCGGACGGCATGCGCGACAAGATCGCGGAGACTGCGCGGGACAATCATCGCAGCATGAACTCGGAGATTATCGCCCGCCTGGACCAGACCCTGATCGACGACCAGGACCGCCAGCACCAGGACCGGCTGGTGGCCCTGCTCAACGCCCGGATCGATGTTCTGGAAGAGGCGCTGCAGCTGTACCGCGTCCAGGCCGACCAGGCGGAGGTCCAGCCATGACGACCATCACCGTTCGCAGCTCGACGGGAACCTACGTCGCCCGCGCCAAGGGCCACAAGACGACCGCCAGTTGCACGCATTCCCCGCGCATCGCGGCCGAGCGCCTGGCGGAAAAACTGGGCGTGCCTCGGGTCGCTCTGGAGCTGCTGGAGCGCCAGGACAACCGCTGGATCTTCCAGGCCGTCGAGCTGAAACCCGGCCCGCCGAGCCACTTTGTCCACCTCTGCCCGGACTGCGGCCGAACGCACCTGGTGCGGATCGAGCGGGACGCGCCGCATCCCTACTGCTGCAGTCGGCAGACGCTGTTCATCGGCCATCGCAACATCGACGGAGGATCCGCGCATGAGAGCTGATCGCCACGGTACCCTGGCCGAGCAGAAGCGCTTCGCGCTGCGCTGGCAGGACGTGAACCAGCGCCCGGAATGCGACAATTGCCGTTACCTGCGCACCGAGAAAGCCCCGGCCGCGGACAGCCCAGGGGCCGCCGTCCAGGCGATCCACCTTTGCACCTTGGGCGGATTCCTGACGACCAGGACCGCGATCTGCGAGCAGCACAGGAGGGCCGCGTCATGATCGGCACCCCGGTTCACCTGCAGGAGCGCCGCGTGTTCAACGTCAGCGAAGAGCGCAACCGCCAGGCGCGCAAGCAGCTGTGGCTGCCGTCCAGGTTCGTGATCGTCGAAGCCTCACCGGTACTGAACTACTTCAGCGGCCTGGGCGTCGTCCAGATCCCGCTGCCGCCGGGGGAGTTCCTGGTGGGCATGCAGGACCCCGCCGGCGCCCGGCGCTTCGGAATGGTCAGGTTCGAGGGGATCCACGACCTGGAGGGATGGGAGGAACAGGCATAACAAAGGGCGCTTCGGCGCCCTTTCTCACTTTCAGCGGAGGTTAGCGCACAGCAATTGCAGCGCTAAAACGACATAACCAGCTATATACCAGATCAGCACAAACTTATTTTCCAAAAACTAGCATTTAACTAATTTAGCAAAATTTAATTCTAAACATCCTTCACTCAGAAAAACATTTAAAGAGAAAATTATTCTATTGAAATATCGATAATGAAACCGCCACCACCGCCAAACATATCGACACTCCAGAATCCAGCAAAAACCGTTCATCGCCCCATATCCAGAAAATAAAATCAAGCCTGAAAAAGTGCTTGACCAAGCAAAATATAGACATATAAAGTTCGCTCCCATCAATTGGCCAGCATGGAGTATCGGCAAATGGGAGACCTCACAATTACTGAGCTGCGCGACCAACTTAACGACGTACAGCACGCGCTTAGTTTCGTGAGTGGGGCAGTTGGTTCCGTTCCGCTAACAGAGCCTGAGCGCCTAGGCGCTCAAGTGATTATCAACTGGGTGAACAGCGACCTAGTGGGAACCTCCAAACTGTTGGAGAAGATTGGGCGTCAGGGCAACAACCCCAGTTGATCGAATAAGGCTCGTTGCTGGTGGCGGGGCATTTCGCGGAGACGGTCAAACAGAATTCGCTCCAGCGGCTCCGCCGCCGGAACCAAGGTATGCGAGAACGCGAGATTCATAACGAAACGATGCCCGCATCCCTTAGCATCCAAACACTGGCAATACAACTTGGCGAACTCAGGCGTAATATCTTCCCGCGTTGCGATTCTCGCTTTCGATCCACACAACTTACAGTAGACCCGCATATATCCCCCTACGGTCCCGACCAGGAACCTATTTTGCCATAAAGCTAGCCTGCGGAGGCTTCTTTAAACGCAATTCGCCGGTCTTCTCTGAGCACTTCATTCACCTGAAGAAACAGCTGTTGGATCGGACGAATCTCGTTATTCATGTACACCCGGTCGATCTTCTCAATGTCACCGAACCCGGCGCTGTTCTCCGGAATGATTCCCGCCAGCGCCGGGTTCATTCGCCAAGCGGCGATAACATCATTACGAGTTATGTTCTTGACCTTCTCCAGTTCGTCCTTCGCCTGGAAATCGCCTACCGGGATTATCTGGATCGCCTTTTCAGAACCACCGGGAATATTGACAAACATAGAACGGAAGTTTCCGACACCCTTACTTGCCGCAATCTGCTGTTTTAGATTCTCTTCATCTTCTTCCGACAAGTTCTCATCGTTCGTATAGAACACATATCCGGCATGGGCGCCGTTACTGTAGTAACGCCGGCGAAACAGTGTCGCCGCTTCGTTCAACAGCAGCGACTGGAGCCCGCCCAGGTAGTCGGGTATCCCGTAGATGTTCTGCTCCACGTCGTACTCTTTCAGGTGCAGCACTTCGTCCTGGTCGAACTCCAGTTCCTCACCATGCGGCAGTAACATGGTGTACCCGCCGTCCAACCGGCAACGCATGTTGATCGCCGGCAGGTGCTCCAGTTCCAGGACCTGACCGGCGATGTTCTCACGTAGGTAAAGGAAACATTCCCCGAACACCATATGGTCCAGGCCTACACAGCGCATCGTCTGCACGCTGAGCCCGAGGGACGGGAGAAAGTCACGCAACAGCAGGTTGCGCTTGAACGGTGCGATGGCGCCGTGATGGGGGTTTGCGCGCAGCAGCTTGGCCAGCCCCTGGCGCGACACGGGTGGCAGGTAGATCCGCCCGCACTCGCTGGCGAAGACGCCCAGGTACTCGCCGATATTCTGTGTCAGCACCTGTTCCGGTGCGCCGAACGAGAACGCGCGCGCGCCGTTGCGCTGTTGTGCCTGCTGCCGTGGTTTTCGCTTTGCCATGGGTCGCCTGTGTCGAGCTGCTAAGGGAATAGCGGCTGCGCCGCCGCTTGTTGGTGTTCAGGGGTTCATGAGCCAGCGCGTGCATAATCGACCAGGCCACGTCGGCATGGCCGGTTGCCTCAGTCCTAGACGCGCTGTAGGTAATCAGGCCGCTGGCCGTGGTGCCGCGCTTGATCGACAGGAACGCCGCCGCGACCTCGGTCCAACCGGCATCCCATTCGATGCGCTTGCCCTGGATCACGTCCTGGGCCTTGAGCACCAGGGCGTTCTTCGCCTCCAGGCTGTAGTGAATCGGAGTAGCCCGGGGGAAGAAGTCTTTCACCAGGTCGAACACCCCGTAACCGACGCCGGTAATGTCGATGCCGATGTGCTGGACGTTGAAGCGCTCGCACAGCTTCTCGATCTGCTTTGCCTGATGCGTGAACGACGTCCCCCGCCAGCTGTGCTTCTCCAGGATTCGGAACTTGCCGCCCGGCTCCAGGGGCGGGGCAACGACAACGCACGTCGCGTCGTCGCGGGTTCGACTGGGGTCATACCCGAGCCAGACCGGGCGGTTGTCGAACGGCCGCGGGCTGTCCGGGTCGTAGTCGGTCCATAGGCCCAAGTCGGAATAGCAGCGCTCCAGGTCGGCCAAGGCGAATGCAGCCTGGGTGCTGTCGATGAACTTGCACATGAACAGCTGTTCGAAGCGCTCTTCGTCGTACTCCAGCTGCAGGCGCTCCAGGTCGAACAGGTTGCAGCCGCCGGCGATGGCGTCTTGAATCGTGATGACCTTGCGCCACTGCCCGTCCGGGCACAACGCGCCGGCGTGGATCTGCGCTTCGCTGGGCCACGGCCCGGCCTTCTTTCCGCGCTTGCTGTTGCGGAACTCCTCGCCGGTCCAGTACGGATATGCCTGGTGCGTTACCGCGCTGGGCGTGGAGAAGTAGGTCAGGCGCCACTTTGCATGCGAGGCCATCGCGCTGGCCACCGTCTGCAGCTTCTGGAAATTGGGGATCCAGAACACTTCGTCGATGTAGACGTGGCCGTGGTAGCTCTGCGCCGTGTTGCTGTTCGTCGAGAGAAACCGCAGTTCCGCCCACGGCTTGCCGTCTTTGCTCAAGATGATGGGATTGCCGGACAGCTCGATATCGAACCATTGCGCGGCGAAGGCGACGATGTAGCTGCGGAACACTTCGGACTGGGCGCGGCTCGCGGACAGGAAAATCTGGTTGTCCCCGGTCAGCACGGCGTCCATGAACGCTTCGGCGGCGAAGTAGTAGGTCAGCCCGATCTGGCGCGACTTCAGGATATGGCGGATCCGCGCCGTAAGCGGATTCTTCTTCGCCGCGAACAGTTCCAGCTGGTAGCCGAACATCCGCGACGTGAACTTGTCCAGGAAGTCGATTTCGGTCACGCCGGAGACGTCATTCTTCAACTTTTTGGGCTTGCGTTTGCCCTCTCGTGGCGGACGCTCGCCGCGCTCCCGGCCGCGATCGGCGCGGGCTTCCGGTGCGGGCTCGCCTGCAGGTGACGGCGCAGGCCTGGCCGCCTGCTTCTGCAGGCGCTCGCGGATCGAGGTCAGTCGGTCCAGTTCGTCCAGGTCTGCTTTCGACAACGCCCCAGGCTTCTCCGCAATCAGCGTGATCCGCCGGCTGATCGCGGCCAGGGGTTCTTCATCTGTCAGCAGTTCGTCCCAGCCGCCCCGGGCGATCCAGTAATAGACGATGCGGACGTTGGGCAGGCCCAGCTGGGCCTGTATCTCCTTCGGCTTCGCCCGCCGGAGATACAGCCGCTTGGCGGCTTCCTTCACTTCGATTGAGTATGACATGCGGCGCAGTCTATGCGCCGAAAACATAGCGAAACAGACTGAAACGCGCTGAAACGCGCTCCGCAACTGCCTGTTTTTACTAACGAAATCAGATCGCAGGAACGCGCAGTGGATCCGCTTTCTTGGCCCTTCCCCGCTCCCTATCGTGGCGCTCAACGACACCAACCGAGCACCACGAATGCCCCGTTCCCTTGTTTCACCGTGGAAGCGCGTGGCCGTCAGCGGCGACACCGTAGACGGGCGCGTCATCACCGAGCAGGAACTGCGCGACTGCGCGGAAACCTACGACCGCAGTTTCTACACGGCGACGATCTGGGCCGAACATGATCGCTGGAGGGGCGCCCACGGCACGGTCTACGAAGTGCGCCTGGTCGAAGCAAAGGACGACCCGGAACTTGAGCCCGGCCAGGTCAGCTTGGAAGCCCGCCTGCGCCCGAACGACGACCTGCTGGCCCTGAACGACCAGGGCAAAGGCCTGTTCTCCAGCATCGAAGTCTGGCCGAACTTCCGCAATTCCGGCCGCTGCTACCTCTCTGGGATGGCCGTCACCGACGAGCCGGCAAGCACCCGCACCCAGGAACTGTATTTCTCCCGCCGCCGCCCCAACGGCGCTGGCGTCCGCTTCTTCACCAGTTCCCACCCCCTCAGCAACCTGCGCGAAGACGACGGCGCGACCGCGCCCGAGGTGCGCGGCCTGATCGCCTCGCTAACCCGCGTGTTCAAGCTCTTCAGCGTCCCCAACACCCCCACCGAAAACCCATCATCCGACGAGGTAGAACCAATGGATGAAGCCACCGCCAAGGCCCTCAAGGCCCTTTACGATCAACTGGTTATCATCCTGGCCGGGCTCCAGGCAGTGATCGAACCCGTCGTCGAAGACGTGGACACCAGCGACACCCAGGAACAAGTCGATGCCGTCGGCGCCGCCGTCCAGGACGTGGTGGACCAGGCCGACGAAGAACGCGACTTCAAGCGCAAGAAGGGCAAGGAAGGCAAGGAAACCAAGGAACTCAGCGCCCGCATGGATGAGCTGCAGGACACCATGGCCAAGCTGCTCAACACCGCCCAGGGGCGCAAGATCCCGCGCACCACTGGCGCCGCCGCCAAGGCTCGCGGTAAGGGGCTGCGCTAATGGGATCCCTCAGCGAACGCGCCCAGGCGCAGTACCAGCAACTCCAAGAGGACATGGCCGAGGCCTATAACGTCCACGACACCGCTCGCACCTTCGCAGTGGAGCCTACCCACGCCCAGGAACTCAACGACCAGATCACCGAGCGCGCCGACTTCCTCGGTCGCATCAACGTCGTCCCGGTCAGCGAGATCAAGGGCGAAAAGGTTCTGCTGGGCCTGAACGGACCTGCGTCGAGCCGCACCGACACCAGCACCAAGGACCGCGAGCCCCGCGACTTGCTGGACCTGAAGAACAACGAATACGAACTCTTCCACACCGAAACGGACGTGGCCCTGAAGTTCGCCACAATCGACAGCTGGGCGAAGTTCCCGGACTTTGCCGACCGCTACCTGGCGGCGGTTCAGCGCCGCATCGCCCTGGACCGGATCCTGATCGGCTTCCACGGCACCCATGCGGCCAAGCAGACCGACCTTCAGCAATTCCCGATGCTCCAGGACGTGAACAAAGGCTGGCTGCAACTGGCCCGCGAACTGATCCCGGAACAGGTGCTGAAATCTGCCGACCCGGCCAAGAAAATCGTCATTGGCAAGGGTGGCGACTATGCCAACCTCGACGCGGCTGTGCATGACGTCAAGCAGATGATCGACCCTGTGTTCCGTGACGAAGGCGACCTGGTGGCGATCATCGGTTCCGACCTGCTGGCATACGACAAGGGCAAGCTGTATGCCGCGCAGGGGCAGACCCCGACCGAGAAAGAGCGGATCGAGGAAGCCCAGGTGATCGCCACCTATGGCGGCCTGCCGTCCTTCCTGGTGCCGTTCTTCCCGGTCAAGGGAATCATGGTCACGAGCTGGGACAACCTGTCGATCTACTTCCAGGACACCAGCTGGCGGCGCCATCTGCTGGAGAACCCCAAGCGCTCCCGCGTCGAGGACTACAACGGGCGCAATGAAGGTTACGTTATCGAGCAGTTGGGCAAGTTCGCTGCGCTGGAATCCGATTCCGTGGAGCTTGCGCCGTGAGCCTGGCCCTGGCCCACAAGCGCCGGGTTCTGGCCGAGGGCGCGGCGGCAGTCGCCGCCAGCGCCCCGGCCTACCGCCCGAATGAAGCCCTGGACAGTCCAGCCAACGCCCAGAAGCACCTGGCGCTGATGCAGGCCGCACTGGACGCCGACCTGGAGCGCATCAGCGCGACCAACAGCCACGGTGAACGCCAGCGCCTGAAGCGCGACGAGCTGCTGCCCAAGTATCTGGACTATGTGCAGCGCTACCGCACCGCCGGGCTTTCCTACCCGAACCCGGTCCTGGTCCAGGTGCTGGTCTGGCTGTTCGACACGGTGCAGTTCGAAGCCGGCCTGGAACTGGCCCTGTTCGCCATCGGGGACGGCCAGGAGATGCCGTCGCGGTTCAAGCGCCGCGACGTCCAGACGTTCGTCGCGGACGAAGTGATCGCCTGGGCCGAAGCCGAGTACAAGGCCGGCCGCGCGCCGGAACCCTACGTCTCGAACCTGCTGCCGTTGGTCGATGGCCAGTGGCAGCTGTTCGAGCGGATCCCCGCCCGCTACCACAAGCTCCTTGGCCAGTTGGCCATGGACAACGAGGAATGGGCGCTGGCCATCGAGCACCTGGACCGCGCCGTGGCGCTGTATCCGGAAATCGGTGTCGGCGTGCGCCGCGCCGCCGCCGCCAAGGCGCAGGCCAAGGCCGAGGCCGAGGCCGAGGCGGCAAAGCAAAGCGACGAGGGCGACGAGCCCCCGCCCACCCCATAACCGACTACCCCCCGCAGCGGGGCGCGCCCAGGCAAGACGGCTACCTGTAGTCCGCTCAACCCGAAGGCGTCAGCCCCGCCCTATTCGAGTGTCACGCATGAGCTTTTCCGGCAAACCCACCAACGTGATCGAGCAGCCCATCCCCAACGACGGTTTCTGGCCAGACCTGGACGTCGCCGAGTTCCAGCGCCTGTACCGGATGCCGGCGGAATACCTGCTGGATCTGCTTGTGGACGGCGTGACTACCGCCCGGGCCGAGGTGAACCAGGACCTTGCCAAGCGCAAACGCGCTTGGCAGGCCGCTGGGGTCACTCGGCTGGAAACCGCGGATCCGCAGGTGCTGCCGGATCGCGCCGAGTACGTGGCCCACTACAAGCGCGCCGTCTACTGCCGCGCAAAGGCTCAGCTGCTGGGCCAGTTCGCGACGGTCAACCGTCGTCCCGAGGCCGAGAACCTGGCGAAAGAGGCCGAGCAGACCCGCGAGCTGTTTCTTTCGTACAGCCAGCAGGCCGTCCGCCTGATCCAGGGCCGGTCGCGCATTACGGCGGAGCTGATCTGATGATCGCCTACCTGGAGATCTCGCCCCGTCTCACCGGGAAGACGACCCGCCTGTGCGCCCTGGCCCGCGACCTGCTCGCCCAGGGACGGCAGGTGATCTTCGTCTGCCCGCCCGGCTGCTGCGCCGATATTCGCCGCGCCCTCCCCGGCGCCGTCGTCCTGGGCGATGGCGAGCCGCTGCCGGCGTTCGTGGTGGATCCGGACAGCGCGACCTGGTTCTACGACGAATTCGACTGGCTGCAGAACGTCCAGGTGCGCGCCGGCGGCTACTACGCGACCACCGCGCAGCGCCTGCGCGACCCCGAACTGGACACGCCCGCGGTTGATCTGCTGCTGCAGCTGCTGGAGGCCAACGGCAACCGCCACGAACGCCACTTTTGGCCCTTCGGGCTGAACGGCCTGGCCGAGTTCGGCGCCGCCACAGAGGACCGCGACAGCTACCGCCTCATGTACCTGGGCGAGTTCCTGCAATGAACAAGTTGCGCGCGCTGACCGCGTACCTGATCGAACGCCGCCTGGTCCCCGCCGAGCAGCTGGATTCGTTCGCCGAGCAGGTGAGCCTGGCCCTGGTCTGGAAACCCGAGGAACGCGGCCTGCGCCTGGGCGACATGCGCTATCGCGCCGTCGTCATCCTGGAGCGCCTGGCCGACCATCCCGCACGCCTCATGGCCCTGGTGGGCAGTTGGCTGGAGAACAACGACCAGGACCGCGACGGTTTGCCGGATCCGGTGTTCGACGTCGAGCAGATGGACCGCGACCTGGCCGACGTCGAGCTGGCCGTGGAGTTCATCGAGCCGGTCCACCTGGCCGAGGATCCGGCCGGAGAGATCGAGGCCTTCGGCCAGCGCTGGGCGTTCGTGCCGTTCGATCTGTGGATTGCCGAACATGGCGAGGTGCGCCATGGCTGAGCCGCTGAATCTCGACCTGCGCGGCCTGCTCGGCGTGCGTGCCCAACTGGCCCTGGCGACGCTGCCGCCGCAGCTGCGCCGGCGTCTGCTGAACAACGCCCTGAAGCGCGTCCGCGCCCAGGCCCGGCGCAACGTGTCCGGCCAGGCCAGCCCGGACGGCGCGCCGTTCCCGCCGCGCAAGCGCAAGGGCCGCCGCAAGATGCTTGCGGGCCTGGTCAAGCCCAAGCACTTGAACGTCACCCAACTGAACGCCGACCAGGGCGTCCTGGGCTGGCGGAACGGCCTGATGGGCCACATCGCCGGGCAGCACCAAGACGGCTACACCGAGCGCCGCACCGCCGCGCAGATGCGCCGCTGGAACCGCGTCCAGCCGAACCAAGCATGCACCGAGAAACAGGCCAAGCGCCTGCGCCGGCTGGGGTTTCGCGTGCGCCAGGCCGGCAAGCGCGGGCTGTCGCGCCCGTCCGTGCCGTGGATCCAGGAGCACGTCGGGTTTCTCCAGGCCGGGCTGCTGATCCGCGTCCTGCGCGACGAACAGCCCGGGCCGCAGAGCTGGGAAATCACGCTGCCCAAGCGGACGTTTCTCGGCATCACCCAGGAGGAAACCGGGCGTCTGGTCGCCCAGCTCCTGGAACAAATCCTGAACTCACCCCGATAACGAGGCCCCACATGGCTCTAGGCAGCGTCAGCGTCAATAACCTCAACCTCGGCCAAGGCCCGGTGACGGCTATCGAACGCTATTTCCTTTTCATCGGCCCGGCGTCGAAGAACGTCGGCAAATTCCTGGCCCTCAACACCCAGTCCGACCTGGACGTTCAGTTGGGGATCCCGGACGCGGACCTGAAACGCCAGATCGCGGCCGCACGCGCCAACGGCGGCCCGCGCTGGGCGTGCATGGCGGCGCCCATCGGCGCCGACGGCCGCTGGCAGGACGCCCTGGCCGCCGCGCAACAGCAGGGCGTGTCAGTCGAGGCGGTGGTCATCACCCGTCCGGTGGCCACCGCCGCCGAGCTTCAGGAGATGCACGCCGCCGCTGTGGAGCTGAGCAACCGCTACGGCCGCCGCGTGTTCGTGATGGCCGCCGTTGCCGGCCTGGTCGAGGGTCAGGACTGGGCCACCTACCTGGGCCAGGCGCGCGCCCTGGTCGCGGATCTGGCAGCGCCTCGCGTGCTGTGCGTGCCGCAGCTGCACGGCAACAACCTCGGCGTCCTCGCCGGGCGCTTGGCCACCGACGAAGCCAGCATCGCGGACAGTCCCATGCGCGTCCCCACCGGCGCCGTGCTCGCCCTGGGCGAAACGCCCAAGGACAAGGACGGCGTTCCGCTGGACATGGCGACCCTGGCCGAGCTGGACAAGGCCCGTTACTCGGTCCCGCAGACCTACCCCGACTATCCGGGCGTGTTCTGGGGTGACGGCAACCTGCTCGATGCCCCCGGCAGTGACTTCAACGTCGTGGAGAACCTGCGCGTGGCCGACAAGGCGGCCCGCCAAGTGCGGATCCTGCTGATTCAGCGCGTCGCGGATCGCCGGGTGAACAACACCCCCGCGAGCATGGCGGCCACTGCCTCGGCGCTGATGCGCCCGCTCCGCGAAATGTCCCGCAGCACCACCTTTGCCGGCCTGGTCTTCCCCGGCGAGATCCAGCCGCCGCTGGACGGTGACGTGGTGCTGACCTGGAAGTCCCGCACCGAGATCGAGGCGTTCATCCGGGTCCGTCCCTACAACTGCCCGAAAACCCTGACCGCAAACATCGCGCTGGATCTGTCCGGCGGCGACGAGGACTGAACATGGCTCGCATTTCCGGAATGAACTTCGATATCACCCTGGGGGACCTGCAGGTCCACGTCGAGAAGGCGACCCTGGATATCACCGACAACAGCGCGGTAGCTCAGACCCGTGGCGTGCCGGATGGATTCGTTGACGGCGACGTGACCGCCAGCGGCGAATACGAACTGGACGCCGCGAACTTCGCCCTGCTGATCGAGGCGGCCAAGCGCGCCGGCAGCTTCCGCAAACTGGAGCCAGTCGATTCCCTCTTTTACGCCAAGGCGGGCGACAGCGAAGTCCGCGTGGAGGCCTTCGGCTGCAAGCTGAAGGTTTCCAGCCTGCTGGATATCGACCCCAAGGGCGGCAGCAAGACCACCCACAAGGTGCCCTTCGACGTCACCAGCCCCGACTTCATCCGCATCAACGGCGTGCCGTATCTGGACGCCAGCGAAACCGAGGACCTGCGCTGATGGCCGACTGTTTCGACCGCGCCCAGGCCCGCGAGCTGCAGGACCGCGAACTGGCCCTGCAGGCGCACCAGGTGCGCGTCCGGCCCAGCGGGCCGAGCCTGACCCAATGCCAGGACTGTGGCGAGCAGATTCCCGAGGCGCGCCGCGCCCTGGGCGGGATGATCCGCTGCACGCCGTGCCAGGCCCGTTTCGAGAAAGGGGGCCGCTGATGGGCAACCGCACTACGCCTGCCGGCCGCCTCGGCAAACTGGAGCGTGACATGGCCGTGATCGATCACCGTCTGACCGACGTCGAGCGCCTGAACCGCGACGTACCGCCACGGCTGGCCCGCCTGGAACAACAGTTCGAGCACGTCACCGACCAGCTCGACGAGTTGAACCAGGGCCAGCAGAAACTGGCCGTCACCGTGGACGGCCTGGGCCGGAAGATCGCCTGGGCGCTCGGTGTCGCCAGCGCGCTGTGGGCCGTTATCCAAATGGTTGCACCGCACCTGCTGCGCGGGGTGATGCCATGAGATTGCCGCCCAGGCTGGCCGCTGGTGGCGGCGTGCTGGCCCTGGCCGCCGCCCTGGTCGCGCCGTTCGAGGGCCGTTCGCTGGTCGCCTACCTGGACCCCGTAGGGATCCCGACGATCTGCGAGGGCATCACCGCCGGCGTGCGCCTGGGCGACAGGGCGACCCCGGCCGAGTGCGACGCGCTGCTGGAACGCGAACTGCAGCGCGCCGTCGATGCCGTGGACCGCCAGGTCCTGGTGCCGCTGCCCGATACGCGCCGGGCGGCCCTGGGCTCGTTCGTCTACAACGTCGGCGAAGGCCAGTTGGCCCGCTCGACGCTGCTGCGCAAGCTCAACGCCGGCGACGTGCGCGGCGCCTGCGCCGAGCTGTCGCGCTGGGTCTACGCCGGCGGGAAGAAGCTCGGCGGCCTGGTTCGCCGGCGCGCAGCAGAGCGCGAGCTGTGCGAGATCGGTCTATGAGCCGCGTCCTACTCGCCCTGGTCGCCTGCATTGTCGCGCTGCTGATCGAGCGCGGCTGTCTGCAGCGCACCAACGACCGAGCCACCCGCGACCTGCTGGACGCCCGCCGCGAGGTCGACGGGCTGCAGCAGGCCGCGCAGGTCGCCGGCGAGCTGCTGGCCGCCCGCGATGCCCTCGACCTCAAGCACACCCAGGAACTGAACAATGAACGCAACGCGAACGAGCGCCTGCGCGCTGCTGTTGATGCTGGCCGTCAGCGGCTGCACGTCAAGGCCACCTGCCCCGCCCCTGTGCCCACCGATGCCGGCGCCGCCGGCCTGGCTGCTGCAGGAGCCGCCGAACTCGATAGAGCGGCTCGACAGGATTATTACGCCCTCCGCGACGAACTCCGACTGACCCGCCGCATGGTGCTGGCCTGGCAGGACTATGGCCGCAGCTGCTACCGCCGCTTTTCCACCCAACCCCGAGGATCCACGCAATGACTGATCGTACCGAAATCACCCTGGAGATCCAGGACACCGAATTCCTGTTCACCCTGACCCCGGCGGACGTGACCCGCTATTTCAACGCCGTGACTCAGAACAACAAGGTCGCGCCGTCGAACAACCTTTTGCGCAGCACCGTCAAGCAAGAGCAGTTGGCATCCCTGCGCCCGCACCTCGCCAACCCCATGACGGTCATGAAGCTCGCCGGCGCGCTCCTCGAGGAGTACGCCCCCGACGTTGAAGTCACCGTAAAAAAGCGCTCGACCGAGCCGAGCGACTGACCGACGACGGCCTGGGCCAGCTGATGGCCCTGGTTGAGCGCTGGCTACCTGGCGCCGCGCCCACGGCGGACAACCTGGGCACGGCCAAGTGGCTGGAGGACGAGCACTGGCGGCGGATGGAGATCGCCGTGGCAAACGGCATCGCCAAGGCCCTGAAAGGCTGATTTAGGACCACCACATGAGCACCAAGAGCACCGCGAAACTCGACTTTGTGCTGCGCCTGATCGACCAAGTGACGGCCCCGGCCGCGAAGGTCAGCAAGAGCCTGATGGACGTGGCCGAGGTCGGCAAACGGGGGTTCATGCAGGTGGGCGCCGGCATCGCCGGCGTGGTCGGCTCGCTGATGGCATTCCGGCAATCGCTCGCCCCGGCGCTTGAGCAGACCGGCGCCCTGGGCGAGATCCAGTCCCTGGGCGTCGCCCAGGACGCCCTGGACGAGCTGAACCAGGCGTCGATGGAGTTCGCCGCGAACTACGGCGAACACGCCTCGGCGTTCGTGCGCTCGGCCTACCAGGTAGAAGGCGCCATCAAGGGCCTGGTGGGCAGCGAGCTGGCCAGCATCACCAGCGCGTCCAACGTGCTGGCCAAGGCCACGAAGGCCGACGCCGACACCATGACGACCTACATCGGCACCATGTACGGCCTGTTCCAGGGCCAGGCCGATGCGATGGGCCGGGCAAAGTGGGTCGAGCAACTGACCGGGCAGACCGCCCGCGCCGTCCAGTTGTTCCGCACGTCCGGCGCGCAGATGAACGACGCATTCAAGGCCGTGGGCATTGGCGCCTCGGCCGCCGGCGCCGACCTGGTGGAGCAGATGGCGGTCCTGGGCACGCTCAGCCAGACCATGGAAGGCGGCGAGGCAGGCGGGCTCTACAAAGCGTTCTTCGAAAACGTCAGCGCCGCCCAGGACAAGCTGGGCATGAAGTTCACCGACGCCGGCGGCCGGCTGCTGCCCATCATGCAGATCCTGGACAAGCTGCAGGTGAAGTTCGGCCAGTTGACCAAGCAGAGCGACCTGGACGCGATCACCGGCGCGTTTGGCGGCGAGGCGGCGCGGATGATCGTCACCCTGCTGAAGGACACCGGCGCCCTGGCCAACAACCTGGACCAGCTGGGAAAAGTGAAGGGGCTGGAGCGCGCCGAGCAGATGGCGCGGGCGATGGTCGATCCCTGGCAGCAGCTCGACAGCGTGATCGAGAACATCCGGATCTCCTTCGGGATGGTCCTGCTCCCGGTACTCAACCCACTGATCGAAGGCCTGCGCGATGCTGGCAACACGTTCCAGCGCTGGCTTGTCATGTTCCCGAACATCGCTCGCTGGCTCGGCTATATCACCCTCGGCGTGCTCGGCCTGGTCGCGGCCGCCGGCATGCTGACCGTGCTGGGCGGCCTGCTCAGCCTGTTTTCCGTCCTGGTCAGCCCCGTCGCGCTGCTGGTGCTGGCGTTCATTGCCCTGGCCGCCGCCGTCGTCGGCGCAATCGTCTACTGGGACGAGCTGCGGGCGGCGTTCGGCGACACCAGCTGGTTCCAGGCCATCGTCATCATGGTCACGCCGGTGGTGCTGCTGTTCCGGATCCTCGGCGCGCTGCTCGGCCTGCTGTGGGACAAGTTCGCCCAGCTGTGGGACATGGGCGTGAAGTTCGCCCAGTCGCTGGGCCTGCTCAGCGAAAGCACCGCCGGCGCCACTGATGCCTGGGGCGGGCTGCTCAAGGTGCTGGCCAACCTGACCCCGCTGGGCATGCTGGGCAAGGCCTTGCGCGGCCTGATCCAGCTGCTGAACCTGATTCCCGGGGTGAGCATCGACGCGGAGTTTGGCGATCTGCCGGCAGCACCTCAGCCGGCCGAGCTGCCGGCGCTGCAGCAGTCGGTCGCGCCCGTGCTCGAGCACGCCACCGCGCCACGGATCCCCGCGCAGCCCCAGGTCGCACCGCTGCCGGACGTGCCAGCGCTGCAGGCGCTGCCCCAGGCCACCGTCCCGCCGGCGCCAGTGGCCACAGAACGGATGGACGCCGCCCAGCGCGCCCGCGAGGCGATCAACCGAGCGATCCCGAGCCTGAGCCCCAGCCAGCCCGCAAGCGTGCCGCGCGGCGGGCTGCTGCAGACGATCCAGAACAGCAACCGCACCGACCGAGGGACGCACATCGAGAAAGTCGAGATCCGCACGGACAAGCCGCTGACACCGCACGAACTGGAAGGGCTGCTGGAGATGGCCGGATGACTGCCCTTTATATCGATCTCCTGATCGTCGGCAACGACCTGGACCTGGACCCGTCCCACCAGCCGCGGCTTGTCGACGACCGGGCCAGCATCGCTCAGGACATCGCCCACCTGATCCGCGAAAGCGGCCTGCTGGTCACGCTGGTCGCCGAGCGCAGCCGGCTAAGGCAGCGTGACTGTATCCAGCAGCTGGAACTGCTGGTGGAGTCCGACGAACGCCTGGTGCCGGGCACAGTACGGATTATCGAAGAGGGGCCGGGCCGCTACCTGGTCACGGCCACCACTGTTGAATTCGGCGCAATCGAGGTAACGCTGTGACTGTAGATTTCAAGGCCGCACTGCGCGATGCCGGCATCCCCACCACCGAAGCCGAACTGCGCAAGGCGTGGGAAAAGGAAGTCGAGGCCCAGGGCTCGCTGTTGTCCAACACCAGCGCCTATTCGCCGTTCTGGCGCATCGTCACCGCGCTGGTGACGAAGCCGGTCCTGGCCCTGCTGGAGTTCGTCGCCGGCACCGTGCTGCCGAACTTCTTTGTTCAGACTGCCGGCGGCGCCTGGCTCGACATGCTGGCCTGGGCAGTGGACGTCGAGCGCAAGCCGGCGACCCGCGCCCTGGGCTCGCTGCTGTTCACCCGCGCCGCGCCGGCCAGCACGCTGGAAGTGCCCGCCGGCACGCGGGTGCAATCCGCCGCGATCAACGGCCACGTCTACGAGCTGGAGACAACCCAGCCGGGGCTGTTCAACGATGGACAGACCCAGGTGGCCATCCCCGTCCAGGCCGTCGAGCCGGGCAGCGGGTTCAACCTGGCGCCCGGTTACTACGCCATTCTCCCCGTGCCGGTCCCCGGCATCGTCCAAGTCGTCAACCCGGATGGGTGGCTGACCCAGCCCGGGGCCGACTCGGAGCCCGACAGCCAGCTGCGCCTGCGCGTGCGCAACCAGTTTTCAGCGGTCAACCAGTACCACACCGACGCCGTGTATCGGGCGATGATTTCCGGGTTCCAGGGCGTGCGCCCGGATGGCGTCTATTTCGAGCACGGCGCCCCGCGCGGCCCCGGCTCAGCCAATGCGTTCGTGCTGTTCGACGCCGGCGTGCCGGCGGACGAGTACCTGCAGCAGATCAACGCCTACATCCGCGACCAGGGCAACCACGGCCACGGCGACGATCTCCAGGTGTTCGTCATGCCCGAGACGCTGCACCAGGTGCGCGTCGAGATCTGGCCCCGGGCTAACCTCAGCATCGAGCAGCGCGCCGAGCTGAAAACCCAGGTGGAGCAGTTCATCCGCGCCGCCTTCCGCGAAAGCACGGCCAGCGACTACCAGCCGACGCTGACCTACCCGCAGTCGCGCTTCAGCTTCAGCCGCCTGGCCGAGGAGCTGCACGAGCAGTTCCCGCGCCTGGAGTCCCTGCACTTCGACAACACCGACATTCTGTCGCAGCTGAATATCCCCCGGCTCCAGAGCCTGCAGGTGGTCGCCCATGATTAAGCTGCACTTGCCCTTCTGGCTGGACGGCCCCGAGCTGGCCAAGCTGTGCCGCGCCGCGCAGGCTTGGTGGGAGCGGGCCGAGGGCTGGCTGCGCTGGCCGCTGCTGCAGCTCGACGCGGAAACCTGCCACCTCACGATCCTGGATCTGCTCGCCTGGCAGCGGGATATCAGCCGGTTTCGCGGCGAGCCGGAACCCCTCTACCGGCTGCGCGTGAAGCACGCATTCGTCAACGCCGTGGATGCCGGCTCCGTCGCTGGCGTGAAGCGGATCCTGCAGCGCCTCGGCGTCGGCTATGTCGAGATCGAGGAGCGCATGCCCGGTCGGGACTGGGACGTCGTGCTGCTGACGCTGACCGACTCGCAGTTGTCCGCGAATCCCGAGCTGTTGCGCGTCCTGGTGCAACAGTACGGGCGCACCTGCCGCCGCTACGACTTCCAGACCATCACCCCGGTGACGCTGCACGTCGTCGCCGTCGATTTCAACGACGACCAACAGACCCTGGTCGCGACCCTTTAGGAGCCGAACACATGGCACGCATTACCGCCGCCGGCGAACGCTTGATTGCCCAGAAGCTGGGCGAAAAGAAGATTCTGGAGGTCAGCCGCTTCGTGCTCGCCCTGGTCCCCGGGCTGGATCCCACCAGCCCTGTGGATCGCGACGCGGCCCTGCCGCCGGCGCAGCAGATCGTCCACACTGCGCCCGTCACCCAGGCCGGCTACGTCAACCCCAACCAGGTGGTTTACAGCCTCATGATGGGTTCGGACGTGGGCGACTTCGACTGGAACTGGATCGGCCTGGAGACGGCGGAAAAGGTCCTGCTGGCGGTCGCATACGTGCCTGTCCAGCAGAAGCGCAAGAACCGCCCGCCGCTGCAGATCGGCAACAACGTGACGCGCAACTTCCTGGTGGCGTTCGACGGTGCCCAGGAACTGACCGGGATAACGATCGATGCCAGCACCTGGCAGCACGATTTCACCGTCCGCCTGGCCGGGATCGACGAGCGCGAGCGCCTGGCCAATCGCGATATGTTCGGCCGGGGTACGTTCTTTTCGACCGGTCTGTTGCTGGAGAAGGCAAGCACGAACTACCGCCTGAAGGCGGGCTTGGCCTACGTCGAGGGAATCCGCGTTCACGCGCCGGAGGACGTCAGTATCGCCGCACCGTCGCTGCCGAACACGGCCTGGCTCGATGTGCGCCTGCAGCGCAGCCAGTCCGACGTCGTGGCGTCCTGGTCCATCGCCTGGGGCACCAACCAGACCGACTACACCGACAGCGCCGGCGTCCGTCACTACCTGGTCCCGCTCGCGGATCTCGACGCCGGCGGCAATCTGGTGGCCGACCGGCGCCTGCCGAAACCCATCACCGGACCGCTGGTGGATCACTGGGCCGCCCAGGTCGGCGATTATCCGAAGCTGCGCGCCCGGGCGACGACAAAGACGGACGTCGGGCTGGACAAGATCCCGAACGCGATCAGCGACGACCCGGCCCTGGATCGCGGCGACGTGCTGGCCACGACGAAGGCGACCCGGGCCGTCCAGCTCCGGGCCGCCCAGGATCTGGACGACCTTGCCAAGAGCCTGGGGACTGCCGCACGGCGAGACGTCGGCACCGACGCCGGCGACCTCCTCGAGGTCGGCGCATTCGGCTGGGGAACGAATGACAGTCCGGTCGCCGCCTCAGTGAACATCTATGAATCATCCGTTACCAAGTTCACCCCGGCGACCGAATACGTTCCCGAGATCTTCGGCATGAGCTACGGCGTCGTCGCGACGTTCGCTTACAGCGAGCGAGAAACCCGTGCGTCGCAACTGTTTTTTGGGCAAAGCCCCGAAAACAAACTGATGTTCCGCTCTGGCAATTACACCTGGGCCCCGTTCCTGGAAATCTGGCATAGCGGCAACCTGAACCCCCAGGCCATCGTACCCGCCGGCGCCGTCGTGGCATTCGCCATGTACAGCCCACCGGCGGGCTACCTGAAGGCCAACGGCGCCGCCGTCAGCCGTACCGCTTACGCCGCTCTGTTCGCCACTATCGGAACCTACTACGGCGCGGGAGATGGATCGACGACGTTCAACCTGCCGGATTATCGCGGCGAATTTTTGCGCGCACTGGACGACGGTCGGGGACTCGACCTGGGGCGCCAATTGGGCACTCTCCAGTCGAGCCAGAACCTGGCTCATACCCACGGCGCGAGCAGTAGCGGCAATGGCGGCCACACGCACACCGTAACCGGGACCGCTGCGGCAGCAGGCGCGCACAGCCACAGCATTGCTTCGGTGAACGCCACCGCACTGGTTAGCGGCACACGCCTGGCAACGCTGGTAGGGAATGCGTCCAACAGTACGACAGACGTTGCCGGTGATCACACCCACGCCGTCACTGGTGTCGCCGCACTCGAAGGCACCCACAACCACACGATCTACGTCGAGTCCAGCGGCGGCAGCGAGGCCCGCCCGCGTAACGTCTCCGTCCTCATTTGTATCAAGTACTGAGGCCCCCGCCCCCATGACCACCCTGACCGTTTACCAAACCAACGCCCTGGGCCTGTACGTCGGCCCCACCGACGCCGATGAATCGCCTCTGGAGCCCGGCGTGTTCCTGATTCCCGCCGGTTGCGTGCAACTGGCCCCACCGAAGGAGCCGAAGGGCAAGCGCGCACGCTGGACGGGATCCGACTGGGAGCTGGTGGACTGGCTCGACGGCGTGATCACCTACAGCACCCGCGACGGCTCGCCCCTGGTGCTGCAGGGCCTGGAACCGCTCCCCGAGGGCTACACCCTGCAGCAGCCCGGGCCGAACCAGGTCTGGAAGGACGGCGCTTGGGTAGACGATCTGCCCGGCCTGCTCGCCGCCGCCCACAAGCGGAAGACCCTGGAGATCCGCGCCGCCGGCCAGGCGTTCCTGGACGGCGGTTTCTACTCCAGCGCCCTGGGCAACCCGCACTTCTACGCAAGCAGCCTGAGCGATCAGATGAACGTCACCAGCCTGGCCGCCCTGGGCATCAGCGCCGACTATCCGTGCGCCGCCGGCGGCGAGCAGAACCGCGAGTGGCGCCGCCACACGGCCAATCAACTGCGCCAGGTCGGCGTGGACCTGGTGCAACATCGCCAGGCTGGCCAGCAGCAGGTCGAGCGCCTGCAGGACGAACTGGACGCCGCCCTGGCCGCCCAGGATCTGGAACGCCTGGAGGCGATCACCTGGAGCATTCCGGCATGACATGGGCACCCGTCACCATGCGCTGGCCCGCACAGACGACCCGCTGGCTGGACGACCTGGGCGCGGCCCAGCAGCTCGCCAGCGGCGAGCTGGCGGGCACCGCCGAGCGCCTGCGCGGGCTCCAGGACCTGGCCACCACCAACCCGGGGCCGGTCGCCGGCGCCGCCAAGGCGGCCATCACAGCCGGGCGCAGCGCCATGGCCAGCACACTGGGCGAGGTACCGGCGTGCCTCGCGGTAACGCCGTTCCTCGCCGGCGTCGGCCAAGGCCAGGGCAACCAGCGATTCCTGTCCGCGCCGAACCTGCTGCAGCAACTGGCCGACAAGCTGCTGCAGCCGCAGCGCGACGACCAGGAACAGTACGCCCTGGTCCTGCTGTTCCTCGGCACCCGCTACGACCAGTTGGCCGCGACGCTGGCCCGCTTCAATGCCCTGCTGCCGGTCCCTGACCTGCAGCGCGCCGAGTGCCGCGCCGCGAGCCTGGCCCGCCTGGAACTGGAAAAGTGGATCATGCCCAGGACCACGCCCGGACCGCGCTGGCAGGACCTGCCGCTGGATCGCTGCACCATCACCCGCGCCGCCCAGCAGAGCCTGTCCGGCCAGTTGGCGGTTCTGGAGGGCTACACCGCCGACAGTTCGCCCATGGCCGAGCTGGGCGCCCTGGCGCAGCGCAAGCAGGCACTGCAGGCGAGCAAGGACAACGCACTGCAGGCGCTGCGCGAGCAGTTGGCCAACGGCGTGGCGGACGGCACGATGCAGGCCCGCCTGGTCGGCCCGGGCAATGCCGTCGAGCTGCGCCGGCAACTGCTCCAGGGCGAGGCCCCGGGCCACGAATGGGTCCTGTGCGCCGGCCTGGCACTGGTCGGCTCCCTCTCCGGCCTGGCGTTCGTGCGCGAGCTGGTGGGGCTGGATCCATGACGCTGCTCCTCGATGGCCAGCAGGTCCATGGAAAGGGCCTGCAGGTGACGGCCAATCTGCGGATCGAAAGCGCTGACCTGTCCGGGCAGACCAGCAACACGGCCAAGGCGCACAAGGGCTTCAAGCCCAAGGGGCTGACCGTCAGCCTGATGATTCCCTACGTGGACCAGGTGCACCTGGTCGAGCTGGTGCGGATGGCCGAGGCGACCGCCGGCGGCGGCCAGTTGCACACCTATCGGGTGGTGAACCAGACAGCGGCCGCGTTCGGCGTGCGCCAGGTTCAGTTCAGCGACAACCTCAGTGTCCGGGAAGATGACATTCTGCGGGCCTGGCGGATCCAGTTCACCCTGACCGAACAGCTGTCCAACCCCGAGCGCGTGGAGACGCGCCGGCCCGGGAAACCGGTCCAGCAGCAGGTCGGCGCCGGCGCGCCGGTCGCGGATCCCGCCGCCGGCGGCGACGGCAAGTCAGGCCAAGAGCTGACCGGGTTCGAAAAGATCCTGCAGCGCGTAGACGATGCCATCGGGGGCGCCTGATGAAACTTCACCAGGTACTCACCATCAACGGCCAGGCCGTGCCGCTGGTCCAGAGCGAAGTCCGCCTGGATCTGCGCACGCCCGGGCGGGCGTCGTTCACCATCAAGGCGCCGGCGGCGGAGCCGGTACGCGGCCTGGTCGCCCTAGACATTGGCTACAACGACCGGCCGCTGCAGCGGCACTTCCTGGGCTACGTCGAGCGCTGCAGCGCGGCGAACGCGACGGAACAGGTCCTGTTCTGCCGCGAGCTGGCCGCCGTCCTCGCCCAGCCCCTGCCGATGGGGCTACGCCACGTCGATATGCGCGAGGTCCTCGAGGACGTGAGCCGCCAGACCGGGCTGTCGTTCCGCGTCCCCGACGCCGACTACTCCAGGACGAAGGCCCCTTACTTCTACTCGCTCGCCGCCGGCTACCAGGCCATGGACAGCCTGGCCCGGGTGTTCGGCATCCCCGATTTCGTCTGGCATCAGCAGGGCAACGGCGAGGTCTACGCCGGCAGCTGGGCGGACAGCTACTGGGGCGCCCGGGCGCCCATCGAACTAGAGGCCGAGCTGTTCGACAGCTACCAGGGGCGGCAGTCCGCCGTCATCGCAGCACTCCCCGGGATCCGTCCCGGGGCCACGATCAACCAGGGCGAGCGCATCACATCCGTAACGCTCACCGGCACTCAAATGGCCATCAAATGGAAGAAGCCGTAACCCGCATCGTAGAGCGTCAATTCCCCGAACTCTCCGGCGGCTACCACCTGCCGCGCTTCGCCCGCGTCATCGCCGTGGCGGATCCACCGGCAGCGAACGGGATCTGCGACGAGTTCCGCCCGCGCTATGCCGTGGACCTGGAGATCCTGGACGTGAACGGCGAGGCCGACCCGGCATTGCCGCCCATGCCAGGCGTCCCGCTACCGCTGCCGAACGGCGGCGGCGAACGCGGGTTCCTGGCGTTCCCCGAGGAAGGCAGCATGGTGGTGGTGGGTTTCGCCTACGGCCTGCCGAACAAGCCGTTCATTTTGCAGATACTGCCCCACGGCCAGAGCCTGCCGAAGCTGCCGAAAGAGGATCAGCTGTGGCAGCACAGCGAAGCCGTTCTGCAGCGCGTAGACGGCGCGGGAAACTGGACGAGGCAGACGGACGGGCGGATCCGCGATCAGGCCATGGAGCGCGAGGTAGAGGCCCTGGAGAACGTCGAGCGCTACCAAGGTAGCCGAGTCGAGATCGAGGACCACGCGACCGAGCAGGTGGGCGGAGTCAAGCGGATCGAGGCGCTGGGTGCGCTCAAGCTGTTATCCGGCGGATCCGCCAGCCTGGCCGCCGTGGACGATCTACACCAGGCCACCGGGCGCGACCTGAACCTGGTTGCCAGCCAGCGCTACAACGCCACCATCGGCGCCGACATGGACGAACGTATCCAGGGAATGCGCCGGAGCGTGGCGGCCGTCGCCCAGCGCCTGCAGGCGCCGACGACCTGGGTTGGATCCGCGGGCGTGAACGTCCTGCAAGTGCTGTGCGACCTGCTCGACCTGGTGGAGCAGATGAACAACCAGCTGGCCGGGCACGTCCACCCGCCAGTAGGACCACCGACGAACGCCGGCGACTTCACCGCCGACGCGGCCCAGGCGGCCAACCTGGCCGCGAAACTGAAGCCGATCACCGCATAG